GCTAAATGTCTATCATCAATCATAAAAATAATATATTTTACTTTCCTACGTTTCATGTCTAATAGCCATTCGCCCCAGTATAATGATTCACCTCCTATGTCTGATGTTCTTATTGTGTGTGTATCTCCATCAATTTTAATTGTTTTCCTAAGCGGTTTATGTGCGCCTACTGTTCTTTCTTTAATTTCTGGAACATCACCTCTAGTCCGTAGTTGATGATGTAAGGTAGTTTTACCTACTTGAGTAGCACCGTATATTCCAAAAGAATGAGGATTAATTTTTTTCCAAAATAATCCTATTTGTTCAACTATAATTATAGCAAAACCTGCCATTACCGACATATTAATTCCTCAAAATAAATGATGATAAAAGTTCCAAAAACCCTCCCATGCCGAAGCATACATGTTTATGCCTAATAGTGGAAGAAAGTGTCCTACACAGAATCCTGTAACTGTTGATATAGCACCCCAAAAATAAAATCTTGCTCTTAGAAACCAAACATCAGCAGAATGCGCTCTTTGCATATCGTATGCTAGAGCAGTTTCATCCATTCCAAATGCTATTGTTTCCAACATCTATATCACTTAGGGTTCAAGTCTCGCCAGAAAGGAAGGCTTTACTTCTTGCACAGGCTGAATTGCAGGTTGTGCAGGATTAAATTGTCCAGGGGTATTTGGTGTATATCCCCATTGTTGATTATACTGTTGTAAACTTGTTCTAACTCTTTCCCTTTGTTGTTCATCTCTCGCTCTTTTACTCCAATAGGCGGCTATCTTTCTATCTAATAGAGCCATTTCTATGTAGTCATTCAATACGAGGTCAAACATCGCTTTCATTACTAAGATGCCTCCAATCGTCATTAGACCAAACACTACTGCGTGAGCATAGTGTGAGAATGCTAATAGATTACCAAACTCCGCATAAAAGAATACGTTTACTCCACATATTGCCCCTACGAACAATATTGTCATTACTAATTTTGTGTCTTTACCTAATGCCGGCATATATATTTTCTCCTAGTTATATTGAGCAGAAACTGAAACTTTTACTTTCGTTCCTGCGCCACTAACTAGAACATATAGTCCATCATTTATTATAGCACCATGCATGTCAAAATCAAGATTTTCTTTGGTTGAACCCACGAATACTCTGTGAATTAGTTTACCATTAAATGCACTTGCACCCGCACCATCAATAAAATCAATCTGCATTGCAGTTGTTTGATTATTACTAACCTTAAGTGAAACTATCTTTTGTCTACCTGTAATTAGTTGTACCGCTTGCCTACCTGCTGTGCCATTAATTGTTGCATCGCTGGCCGCCGATAAAAATACATGTGTTTTAGTTGCTATTGACCCACTACCCATAAATATCAGTCCTCCTCTAAATCTTTCACATTATGCTATACTTATTAAAGTTCTGAATCTTCCAAAGTCTTCTTTAAAACTAAAGGTTTAGGTTTTTTAACTTCTTCTTTAGGTTTAGTTTCTGTCTTAGGTTCTACCTTTTTCTTTGGTATTATTGTCTTTTTTGGTTTAACTGTAAACATTTTATCTAGTGTTTCAGATAGTGTTTTACCTTTAAACTCTCTTTGTAGCCATTTGTATTGGCCTTCACTGCAAGTATTGAGTGTTGCTCTATCTGAAGCATCGAATGTAATTTTAAAATCAGTATCGCCTAAATAGACTAACGCAAGTTTTGCATCTACGGTCAATGTTTCCTTTGGGGATATTGAACCGCCCTTAACTAATGAACGATTTCGCTCATTTCCTGTATATTGTATTTTTGCCATGTTTTCACCTTGTAAAGTCGTAACCAATGGCCTCCCGATTAAGGGAGACCAAAGGCCACATTACTACTCCTTTCAGAGTATTCCGTAAACACGAAGTCTAACCATACCTTCATCACCTGTTCCGCTTTGTTGAGCATCACCTGCATTTAAGGCAAGTTTAAAACTTGTTCCGCTTAAATATGCACCGTCTGTATCAAGCACTGCTGATGCAGTGTGAGTTAATTGCTCACAACCTGTCACCAATACAGCGTTAATACGGCTTAAGCCAAGTGAAGCCGCCGTTACGGTTACTCCACCTTGCACGTATGCAGTTATATTTACTGAAGCATCCACAAGATATTCATCACCATGCACTCTTGGTGTAGTCATACCTTTATGGTCTGCTAACAATTTAACTACGTGTGTCATACTTAATCACCTCAAGCACTTGTTAGGTTTGTTATTTTTCCTTGTCCCTTAAAGAAAGAGCAACCTGTTTCAGCAATGGTTCGATACATTGCTTGATTACCCAAGTTTCCAACTCCGAATGGGTTTCCGTTATCAATTCCATCCTCAAAGTATTGGGTTGGTTTCATAACAGATAGCCATAGATGGTCTGTATCAAGAATAAGCATATCGCTTAGTTTATCTGTCTCAGCCGCATTTCCGGTTTTAGGCATGTCTTTACATGGTATCAAAGGTATATCATAGTAAGTAGCAACTCTAAATCCTACTTCTGTTCCTTTTACTCCACGAACACCGCCATGTGTTGGTATTATTTCTTTTCTGTCTAAGAATCTTTCTTGGCTTTGTAGCAAATCACCTAGATGTTGGATAGTATCATATCCAGTCAAGATAACTTTAGGGCTACCACCGTTTTCTCTTAATTCTCTTAACATACCGTTTAGTATAGTTAGGGTCAATGGTCTAGCATCTGATGCACCGTATGAAGCACCGAAATCAACCTGTGAATCCATGAAAGATTCATTAAATGCATTGTTAACTAATTGCCTGTCTGTATTTCCATACAATGTAACTAATTGGTTAATAATTCCACCTGTGGTTGATGCACCTGTATCAAGTAAAGATGCATCTTCCATTGCTTCAATCTCTTTTGATGATGAAACTACCTTCATTAAAGAAGTATAGTTTGCAGTTACATCAATAACAGCAGAGCCATCAGTTTGGTCGTAGTTTTCAAGAGGCATCAATAACATTTTATTCTGCACTTCAGCATGGTGTTTACCCATATCTTCACGAATTAATGCTCTTAAGTCGCCTACTCCATCGTCAATCTTAGCCATTTCAAGCGCAAGTTCTGAAAACTCAAACATATGAGCAACAGTTTTTGGGCTTGTAAACAAGGTTGTATAACTTGGTGCCATAGATTTTAATTCAGTTCCTAGTCTTGCATTTTCAACAACACCACCTAGATTATCTATTCTAGGTGCTGAACCACCAATTGCACCTGTTCCTGTTCCGGCACCAGAATTAATTGTAGCAAACTTACTACCTGAACCACCAGATGGTCTGTCAGTCATTATTCTCCAACCACTTGAAGTATAAGGTCTCTTAGGAAGCATTGCTAATGCATTAACTTCTTGGTTAAGCATAGACCATACTTTCTTTCCATATACTAGGTTATACAAACTACCTATACCAGTAGCCGCAGTTCCTTGTGGAGTTTCTGTTCCTCCATGTCCGGTATGTAATCCCATGACTACTCCGGCACTCTTTAACAGCGAGTTACCGCCTAATCCACTTCTACCACCATAGGTAGATGCTTCTAAATCTTTCATTGTTTTAATATAGTTTGTAGACATAATTAATTTCCTCCTTCATATTGAGCCATAAAGTTATGCACTTCTCCCCAACTCATTTCAGCAACATTTATTTCTGGCACTGTAATTGTCTGAGATTTAATGATTTCATCATTTCTTTCAGTAAGGCTCTTTCTAAGGGTAGCGAACTCCTCTCTTAGTGTTTCAACCTCATTCTTTGCGTCATATTCATTCCTTGCTACTGCGCTTTTACGCACAGATGTTTCATTAATGAAGCGAGACTCAAACTGCTTCTTCAATGAATCGTATGCCATCTTTTCAAGTTGTTCTGCCTTGAACGCTTCATACGCTTTTTCTACGTTTGCCGTAGATAGGTCTAAAGTAGAAAACTCATCGTTTTTCCATTCTTTATACAGTGGCCCAACTTGTGCTGCTTGTGGCAATTTCTTTCCTTGTGATTCCTCACCCATCAATCCAGCCTCAACAAACCCTTCTGGCCCACTTCTTCCTTTTCTCTCACTATCGTAGTTAGACAATTCTAACTCCGATTTATCGTCTGCATCATTATCAGCCATTTCCATTTCTCCGCCCTTAGAAGGCATGCCTTCTTCATTGGTGTCCATGTATTCTGCTTTCTCTTCAACAGGCATCTCTTCCTTTTTCTCTTTCTGGAGAGAATCAACTTGCTTCATTAACTCGTTTATCTCGCCCAGAGTTTTTTCCAATCTATCACTCATGGTATCTTTCTCCTCCTTTAGAATATCAAACTTTGCTTCGGGGTTAATCCCCTTTTCGCAGATTGTTACTTCATGGAGTTCTAATTTATCTATTTCGTTATACTCGCCTAATTCCTTAGTCGAGGTTTTCCTCTTAGATAATGCTTGGCCGCCTATACTAAATGACCGTAGGGTTCCTTTACGAATACCCCTTGAGATTTCTTTTGCTTTTTCTATGTCATCTCTTAACTTAATAACAACATAGAAACCAACATCGTCTACTTGAGTTTTATGTAAACTCCCGTTTTATCACGATATTGTTCTATTACTTCTCCAACTTGCACGTTAGAATGGTTAGACATTACATTTCTATACTTCTTAACTTCCATATATTTTTGGACTGCATCTTGTAAAGCACTTAAAGTAATCAAATCATTTTGTTTGTCTACTACTTCAATAGAAGCATATCCACCAATAACTAAATCATCAGACTTAAGAATAGAAAAACTACCCTTAGTATCAGACCGAAGCATTGTAGACTGCGCCATTATCTTCAGGTGTTAAACAACTACTATATTAAGTAAGTTCTATTCAGATATTAACATGTCTAATTTTTTAAACCTATCTTTGGATAAATCCCATACACCCTTATCTTCTGTATCATCTAGCATCTTTTGTTTATATCCTGTCCATACTAGCCATGTATCTTGTTTTTTAACAGGAACTACTCGGAAATGTAATCTAGTTTCAAACTTATCTCCATTAATTCTATATTCATGATAACCATCCTTTTGAACACCTAACTCTATTTTACCTCTATCAAGCAGTTTACCACCATTAACCTTAGTTGCTATTTGTGCAGGGTATTTACCTGCTTTACCAAATAGATTGAATATATCTTCTGTATCGTCTAAATTAATATTCCAAGCCATTTGTTTATTATTAACATCTATAATTAAATCTATGTTACCATCTTCTGTTTTAACTATTTTGAATATACCTTCCTTTTCATCTGGTTCTTCCTTAGATATATGGTCGTCATTAAAAGTATATTTTCCACTATTTGCTAAAAACTCAAACTCGGTTTGGTCGTTCATCCAATTTTTTAATTTTCTTGGTGATAGTTTTGACTTAGTGCTTTTATCATCAGACCATAAATCATTAGCCAACGAAGGATTTTCTTTTACAATAAACTCTAATATTTCTTTTACATCCTTTCCTTGTTGATTAGGGTCTTTTATTTTGAGCCATTCCTTTATTGTTCCTCTTGCTTCAGAAGTTTTAGTTTTAGTTATCTGAGTTAATTGTTCTTTCCAAGAATCAATATCAACCAAAGCATTCTTTTCCATTAATGAATCTCCTTCAAATCCATATATTGTAAACCCGTCATAGTCCCCTTTTAGAATAATATCTGCTGTTCCATGAATACCATCAGTTATTGTATATTTCAATAAAGCATCTTGAATATCATAGGCTAATGATTTTCTACTTTCTGTTGATAATAATTCTAACGTGATTAGTTTTTCTGGTGATTCTACTTCTGGTATTTCTATAACCTTAGCAGAAAACAAACTATATCCTGTGCCTTTTCTTTTTACTTCATCAACTTTAACTCTTACAATAGAACCAATATCCACATTTTCTTTAGTGTTTAATGCTTTACCAACAGGAAGGTATGTCTTTCCTTCGATTTCTGTGCCATTATGTTCTCTTGATTCTTCTCCAGAAAGTGGCCCCACTCCAACTGTATAAGAATATAAATTAGATTTAGTTTTCTTTTTATCTAACACTATTACATCTAAATCTACAAACTTCTTCCATTTAACCCACTTAGGATTTTTCTTACTACCTATGTAATAAGTAGATTCAATATCTTTAATTACAACTCCTTCTGAAGTAGGAGAGTCCATAATATCTTTAGAATACTTTTTTACTTCTTGTAATGAATCTGCTATTCTAGTGTTTTTCTTATTAGGAAAATATAATTCATCTGATGATTGTTGAGAGTATTGATAAAACAAAATGTTTATTCTTTCTCTTAATGGGTCATCACATATATTCTTATCTTCATGGTGCATAATATCAAACACTCTAGCCTTTAATACTGCATCTTTATATTTGCCTTTGAATAAATGAGCAATAGTATCTGCTCTATGTAATGGTTCTTTATTGTCGTATAGTATAAGTTCAGCATCTAAAATACAATCACCAAACTGTTTGGCTTTCATTCTATCTACTACTTTATCACATTTATCTGTAATGTCTTTTTCATTGTAAGTATATATTTTAATTTGTTCATTCATTTTATGTATTTGTATTCTAATGCCGTCATACTTTTCTTGCACTACAAACTCTCCACTAAACCCTTTCAACTCTTTCATATCATTTATTTCAAATATACGATACATTGGTTTGTTTGGTATTATAAAATTAATTTCTGCTTTTTCTTCATCACTTTTCTTTAAATCTAATTGAATCAATTTAGTCCAACTACTCTCATCATTTTCGACAAGATATACTTCTTCTAGTATTTTTAAAGCACCTTTAAACTTAGGCTTAACTCTATCAGTATCAACATCATCACCATAATGTTCTATAATATATAGTGGAATATCATCAATTGCTAAATCAAGTCCTGTTGAACCTTCTGTAACTATATCAGGTAAATGACCTTTAGCCGCCCATGATTTTTCTCCGATAGCATGAGCATGTGAACGTAATGCATAATGAATAAATGCGGCATATAACTCAGGCCTTTTTATTATATTAGGAATCACCTTGTTTCCCATTTGAGTAGTAAAAGGGTCATTTACTTCTGTGGAGTTAAATCTTAGATTTTTAATCTGTTTAAATAATTCCTTTGCTTGATGAGATTCTGCGTCTTTTACTTCTTTAGCAAATACAACATCTTCTTCTAAGTATCTTTTTAATTCCCTAGAAAAATCATTTAACCCATCAAAGTCTTCTCTTATCTTATCAATAGATTTACTCCATGCTGTCCCATAGGATTTAGTATCTTCTTTAGCAGACAAATAATTGTATCTAGTATCTTCAAAAAAGTCTAGCACTCGCTTTGTAAGTGCATCCTTTTTATCTTTAAAGACCCCAGAAATAGGCAATTCTATCCCTCAGTCTAATTTGGTGGGGTCTCCACCATAACCATAATCGTATTTATTTAAAAAATCTCCTACTTTATCTTCAAAAATAGAAAGTTGATTTATTGTTTTTTGCACTTCACCTACTATTTGGGTAGGAATGTCTTTTTTATTTTCATTAAAGAATACTTTTAATTTATGTGGCATTTCGTTTTCCATAATTTCTCCATAAATTGTCCCAAGAACACTTTCATTTTTTGGCCGTGTCATATATCCATCTTCATCTTCAAATGGTCTCCTAGATTCTTTAGAAATTACTTCATCTCTAATCTTAGTCTTTTCTTCATCACTACCTTTAGCATCAGGAACCTTTGTTGCTTTAGGTCGGCTCAATTTAACTTCTTCACCTGTTAAATCATCTTCATTAAAATCATCATAATTACCTATTAATTCAACTGCTTTTTCTGCGGCTTTCTTTAGCAATTCTGCTATCTTTTCATCTTTTGTTACTTTTTCTGGCATTAATAACCACCTTCTAATTTAGATACCATTTTACCAATATCTTCCCAATCCATCTTTGCTATCCTATCTACTTCGCTACCGCTTGCATTAGAATTATCAATAGATGGAGTAGGTGTATTTACTACTACAAACCCTGATTTCATCAGAATATTATCTTTATCATAAACTGCATTCTCTAATTTATTTACTTTATCTACTAATGTCTTTAACAACATTAACATCTCATTATTTTCTTCACTCATCTTTTTCCTCTCCTAAATCGCCTTTGCTTTTTGGATATACCATTCCTCTTAATTGACGGTATAGAATCTCATAATCTTTTCTTAATTCAGCCGCCCTTGCTACTAAATCTGTATTTCTTTCTGCCATAGAATCCATTTTCTTTTGCATAGGTTTAGATTTATTCATTGGTAAATTATTTAATTCATCTAATAAATCTCCTAATTTAGTAAAATCTTGTCCCATATATTCAGAGGGTTGGACTGACTGTAATACTTTTTTAATCTTCTTTTTCTGTTTAGGGTCTGCTTTATCAAGCATCGGACTATTAGATTTACTAAGTATATCAACCCAACTCATTTTTTATCCCTCTTTTCTTGAAGTGCTTTAACTCTAGCCCTAAGTGTTTCTATGTCTGAAGTGACGCTCAAAGGAGGTTCCTTATCAGGCTTTCTAATACTAGCAGTTTCACTCTTATCTTCTTCTGGTGTTAAATTACCTTTTGCTCTTTCAGCATCCATTCTTTCTTCTGCCGCCCTTTCTCTATTTTTAAGATTCTCTAACTTCTGTCTTTCGTTTTTCTTATCTTGGTTGATTTGACCTGTATATTTATTATAGTGTTGTATTGTTTCTTTAATTTGTTTATAGTCTTCTTTAATTCTTTCTTCTCTACCAGTATCAACTTCAATATTTAATTGTTTATCTGATAACATTTCTGCAAGTTTATTGTAAGCGATAAACATAGACCTTAATCTTTTGTAGTCGCTTTCTATCTCTTTAACAATTTTCTTGTATTCTTGACCTGCTAATTTTTCTCTACTAATGTCTTCTCTTTCACTAGCAGAAAGTGCATTCCATGAAACATCTATTTTACTTTCCATGCCTTTACTACTCCATTCACTTATCCTGTTCGTTTTATCATTAGCCTCATCATATTCTTCAAATGTATCTTTAAAATCAATCATTATTTCATCCCAAGTATCAATCATATCTGAAATACTTTCTGATAAATAATTTATATCCGACTTGCTTTTTGCACCTTGAAATCTATACCTATCTTGATTAATTAATTTGATTAGGTTCTCCAATGAGTTTTTCTTTCCATCAGATATTAATTTATATTCTCTAACTAATGCCTTTCTATCAGGTCTTTGATTACCGCTAAGTATTTCTATTCTCTTCATTACCTTTTCATATAAATCAGTCGGTTTATATGTGCCATCCTCTTTCTGCTCAATTAATTTATTATATATATCAGGGTGCATTAGTCTAAGTCCGGTGTTAGCCATACGCTCAAATATTAATAATTGTTTAGTAGTTAATATTTTTTTATCATATAATGAGTTTTGTAATGAAACAGATATTTTACTTCCTTCTTCTACTCTTTTTATTAAAGTTAATAGAGTGCTTTCATTAGAAGTTAGATTCCTTCTTATTTCTTTTTCAGAAGTATCTTCTTCATCAAAAAAAGATTGTAGGTTTCTAAATAAATCTTCTGGGATGTTTGGTTTTATTTGCCAAAGAGATGACATAATTACTGAATTATTTGCTTTACCTTTTCGATTTCTACCGCTAGGGGTAATTAGTGTCTCCTTATCGAACCCATATGTATTATCCTCACCTAAAGTATGTTCTTTTAAATCTAACATTACTCTACCTTGAACTTTAGGTTTTGCTTTACTGAAAAACTCTCTAACTTGTTCTGTGGTATATGGTCTAATAACAGATTGGTTACGTTCAAGTCTATCAAAAATCTTATCTTCAACAGAAGTAGATTTTAAGATATTACTATCTCTTATTAAGAAACCATCTAAAAATGACATTTATATCACCTAAAAGGGTAAACTTCCCATCTTATTACTTCTTTTCTTCTTTGGCTTTCCAATATAGTCAGGCACTTCTGCACTATCTGGTCTTGTTATACTCTTTGCTTCAGGGTCTACCCCAATAAAGTCAAAGTTTCTATTCTCTGGTTTTTCAACAGAGTTTCTTTCTTCATTTCTTTTTTTAGTTAATTCTTCTCTTAACTGTCTTGTTGTTTTTTCTGTCATTTTAATATCTCCCGATTTTACCTGGTCTACTATAGTTTGGGTTGTTAACTTTTTTAATTGAACGCTCAAGCATGTCCCAACCTCTTTGTAGTTTAAAATCATGCGGTGCATCCTTGTGGGCGTATCTGTATCTATGAATATGTTTATCCTTATTACTTTCAATAGAGTTAGCAATATGTTCATCTCTACCTTTAAGATGTTCAGCGTCATTAAACTCTATATGAACTTCATCGTCATTTTTATCAAAACTATGTATTGTAATTCCAGGTATTGGTTTATCCGTAGTAGTAGCCCCGTGAGGGTTCCATACATACGTCCCGTCTATTATATTTGTAATCGCTTCATACACTCTGTCTCTATCGGAGGGATAATCAAACTCATTCCATAAAATATATGTCTTTTTGAATTGCTCAGTATGTGAGTCTGCAAAATATCTTTTTAAAAACATATACATTTTAGTTACATGTATACCATGTGGGTTACGTGGATTAACCTTCAATATTTCTTCCCACATCATGGTACTCTCCTTTCTGTTCTTGAATCTACGTTCTGATTACCTGCTTCTTTAGGTAGACCACTAAATCTTTTATCTGGCCCCGTTTCCATAGAAGGCTTATTTCTTGTTTTTGGTGGTTCAGATTTAACCTTTTCTGCTTGACCCGCTTCTGCCAAACTAGGTTTATTACCTGCTTCCATCATTTGTCCTAATTGACTAGCATCTATATCAGTACCGGCATAAGGGTCTACTTGAAACTCTTCACCTTTACCTTTTTCTCCACCTTTCATTTCTGGTTTTTCTTTAGAATATTTGAACCTACCCTTATCATCCATAGAGACTTCAAAACCTAAGTTTTTAATTGAACCTGCTATATTTACTTTCATTTCTCTAAGTCTAAATCTAGCGATTTCATCTTCTTCTTCTGATGGTGGTAATTTAAGTTCCCAATCAGTTATACCAAACTCTTTGATGATAAAAGGAAACACATAGTTATTCCATATAGTTTGAGCCATTTCTACCGCACGATTAGTAACAAGTATTTGCATACCTTCATTATTCAATCCACCACTTGCAGAATTATCAGACATAAACACTTTACTTACACCATAGAACCCAGATACCCTATCTCTTAAATCATCTTTAACAGATATATAATCCATTTCTTTTAGACTGTCCATAAACTTAATCCATTCAATAGAACCCTTGCCATTTTCTGCTTCTATTCCCATTACAGGAATAAAGTGTGGGTCTTGTTCCATCTTCTCTTTGACCCCTCTCCAAAATGATTTCATTGAGTCAATGTTTCTAGTTTGAACAGCAAGTAATCCTCTAGGCATTCTTTGTTTTGAGTAGGATGAATTGACTTAATTTTCCATAGCCAATAAAGTAGTGATATGATTCCATAAAGTCAAAACAGGGGACAAACCAT